CCCGCCAGCGTGGTCGTGGGCGCCGCCTGACCGCCGGGCGGGGTGAGTGTGGCCACCGCCGCTGGCGACGCCACCAGGGGCGCCTTGAGGGCGGCTGGCAGGGCTGATGGCGCGTAATCCCACCGGTCACCATCGGGCGTCATGGTAGGCGTCGGTCTCGGCGGTATCGGCTGTGGCGCCGTGGTTGGCGGCGGCGGATCGTTGGACGCCATCTGGGTGGTCGGCGCGCTATGCCGCAGCCGTGTCATCTCTTTCGCGATCATGTCGCGGTAGGATGCGCCGCTGGTCTTGAACGCATCGACGCCCGCGCTGCCGCCGTGTAGCTGCGCCAGGGCGCCGCCGACGCCCTTGAGATGTGCGGTGGCCAACTGGGCAAGCTGGTCCTCGGGCGACATCTTGGCGTAGATCGGGTCTTTCATGAGCCGCTTGTGGTGATCGAGCGTGTAGTTGGCGAAATACCGCTCCTGCATCTCTGGGCTGTGCAGGAACGCTTCGGTGGATGGCGGTTCTTCGCCCAGCCGCTTGGCGGTCTCGTTGATCTCGCCGCGCCCCATCTGATACTTGCCAGCGAACCGACCGCTTGATCCGCCCATGATGCCGTAGCGTCCACCGGACTCGCGTAGCCCCAGCACGCCCCGGAAGGCGTTGGTCTGTTCCTGCGTGGCGCCGACGCCGCCGCTGAGATCGGTGGAGGTCGTGCCTGCGTCGGCATCCGCCGGGCGACGTGGTGTGGAAGCGCCGCCGCCCGCACCGCTACTGGTCGCCGCGCCGCCGCCAGCGATGCCGCCAGAGCCGACGCCACTGCTGCCGCCCCCACCGTAGCCGCCACCGCCGCCGCCGCCAGCGCCCACCCCAGCGCCCGTGCCGGTGCCGCTGGTTGCCGCTTTCGTCTGCGCGTCAGCAGCCGCCTGGAGTTTCGCAGCGGCTTCTGCTTGTTCCTTGGCTGCCTTGGTCGCCTCCGCCGCTGCCTCCAGTTGCGCAAGATGGGCTGCGATTTCCTTCTGAACTTCAAACACCGAATAGGTCTTGCCGCCCTTGGTGTATTCGGTGGCCGCTGTTCCGGTAAGCGGGTCCATTTGTGAAACTTGGAAACCAAGTTCGCCAGCGTTGGCAATTTCCGAGCCGCTCTTGAACGCCGCATACGCTGCCGCCGCTGTCGCTGCCGCCGCTAGGATGATCGGCGTGACACTGATGGTCGCGGCGCCGCCCGCTGCGCCAGCCACAGCGGCCCCAGCCGCCGCTTCAGCACCAGCCAATCCGAGCGCACGCGCCAACAGACCGGTCAACGGCACCAGGGCAAGGTTCTTGGCCAAGCCCAGCACCGTGGTCATGTTGGCGATCATCTGGACGATCTTGCCGACCGTCCATAGCTCAAGCAGCAACTTGAACGATGCGCCCCAGCCGCCGAAGAACTGGGCGGTTGCGTCGGCGGCTTTGCCTAACTCGATGACCTTGCCGATGAACCCGCCGACGTGCCCGCCTTCCATCAGCGTGCGGAAGTCCTGGGAAAGACTCATGATCGCCGTGCCGAGCTTGCGGCCCCACTCGATCGCCTTCTCAGTCAGCCAGTCCTTGTTTTTGTCGATCCACTGGCTGATGCTTTTGACGACATCGTTGATCGCCGGTCCCAGGCCGCGCCAGAACTCGCGCGCGAGGCCCATCGCCTTCTGGGTCAGTTCGTCGAGGTCGTTGGAGAGTTCCTTGGCCGCTTTGGCGTCGGCGGCGGTGGTGAAGTTGCCCGATTCCTTGCGCAGCCGCTTGGCGCGTTCGTAGTCCTCGTCGCTCGCCTGCACCAGCGGCGCCAGCCCGCCGACACCAGCCCGCTGGGTGGCATACTCGATGTCGGTGGCAGACATGCCCTTGCGTTTGGCACCGCGCCGTAGCGCCTCGACCAGTTCATCGCCTTGCAGCAATTTATGATCCGGCCCGCGCACTTCCTCACCGAACAGGTCGCGCACCGCAGGCACCAACTCGGAGGTGCCCTCGTATTTGATCTTGGCTTGCTGTTGCGAGACGTAGGCGAACGCGCTGGCGACGCCCTGCGATGTGCCGCCGAGCCGACCGGCGATGTTCTCCCACATCGTCAACTGCTCGACATTCATGCCGATGTTGCGCGCGAGATAACCGGCTTCCAGATTGGCTTTGTTGATCCCGGAGAACAGCCGCTCGACCGCGTTGAGCGTCAGCGAGATGCCGAGCATCGCCAGCATCTCGGTGCCGACGCGACGGATCGCGTTCGCCGTCTTGTGGTAGGCTTCCGATGCCTGATCGGCGGCTTGCTTCTGCGCCTGCCCGGCGCGCTTGGAAGCGTCCTCCTGGTCCTTGGCGGCTTTCTTCGCCGCGTCCTCTTGTGCCTTGGCGGCTTTGTTCGCCGCGCTTTCCTGGGCTGACGCCGTCTTGTCTGCCGCTTCCTGGGCTTGCTCCGCAGCGGTCTTCTGGATGCGGGTGGTGTTGGCGGCGGTCTGCGCGGTGCGCTGCTCGATCTGTTGCAATGACGCCAGTATCTTTTGCAACAAATCGCTGGCGGCGGTATCGGCGCGCTTTGCCCCTTCCTCAAATCCCTTGGGGTCGAACCCCAGCGTCATCGTCAGTTCTTCGATGATGGTCGGCATGCGGCCCCCTACCTCAGACCGCGTCGGTCATTAGCCAAACATCGGCGCATTCGATGCCTGAAAGGTCACGAACCAGGGACCGTTCGCCGCCTCGCTCTCCAGTGTATACGTGTAGGTAAACGGGAAATAATTATAGGTTCTGGGCGTTTGTGCCTTGTCTTTCGGGTCGGCAAAAATGCTGCTTTTGATGGCGACCTGTTGCATCAGCTTGACCGGGCGGAACAGCGACGTGACGATGACGCCCTGTTCGTTGAACGTGGGATAATCCTTCATCCCGGACTCGGGTGAGAACAGCGGGATGGTGCCGGTGTCGCGCCCCTGACCGCGCGGCCAGATCGCCAGCGTGCCGTTCTCGATATCGCTCCAGCCGATCCCGGAATGCTCGACAATCCGCCGCGCCTGTTGATAGGCGGTGCCGGGATAGTAGACATCACGCAGCTTGGCATCGACACCGTGATTTTCAAAGTTTACGCCCATCTGTGCGGCGAGACCCTTCATCACCGTCGCCACATCGACCGATCCGGCGATGCTGATAGGCGGCGCGGGTTTCAGAGCCACATAATCCGTGCTGTTTGCCTGAATTTGGAACGCGACATCAGGTTGTGAATTACCGTCGAAATACGCATTCGTCATAACGCCGCCAAAAACCACCGTCATACCGGAGACGGCGTCGCCAGCTTCGATCAGCACCTGATTCTTGCGTTGCGCGTAGTGCGTCACGCCGTAGGCAGACAATTGCAGCATCTGGGAAAAATTCATACCCCAGATACGCACCGACGCGGTTTCCGGTGATGCCACGGCGGCTTTGGATACCGTGACGTAGCAGCGATGGCCACGCAGCGTGACGACGTTCGATCCGTCCTCGCCAAACTGTCCGGTGCCGAGTGAAAGCGTCACATCGATCTTGCGCTGGATATAGGGAACCGGGCCACCGTCGCGCGCGGCGTCGGTTGCCAAGGGGTCTTTGCGAGCGGGATCGAGCGGCTCCGGGGCGGCGACCGCCGGGGTGATGATGGCTGCCATTATGGCGGTCTAGTTCGCTGGCGGAGTGGTGAGACTGCCACCAGACTGCACGCCGCCATGAATATGGGTATTGTCAATGTGCGCGCCATTTGATGTGATCGTGCCGGTCTGCGCGATGTCCATATTGATCGTCATGGTGCCGCGCCCGCCGCCCTCATTGCCCACCCATCGCACGTCGCCCTCAAACACGATCGACGGCGCGCGAATGGTGATGGTGCCGGGAGAAACCAGCGTCATTCCGTCGTCGGTGAACTGCACATACTGTTGCGGCGCGTCCTTGGCGATCACCGTGCCGACATAGAGCGCATCCGCGAGGTCGTGGCGGCGGAACGAACCCGGCGCCGACGCGTCACCCTTGTTCGCCTTGACCGAACTGATGTCGCGCGAGGCACAGACGATCACGCCGATGTCGCCTGCCTTGGGGTCCATGATGATGCCGTTGGTGCCGTTTTGCGGCCGGTGATACGGCACGTTGAAGATCGTGCCGTGCGGATAGGTGTTGCCCATGCCGTCGATTTGATGCACCACCGGCACCACGTCGATCGTGCCGGGCGGCGCCACCTCGCCGTTGCTGCGCACGCCAGCGACCTTGACCACCATCGAGGTCGCCACCTCGGACAGCACGCTCTGCACCACGAAACGTAGCGCGCCGATCTCGGAGCCATCGGCGGCATTGCCGCGAAAGCCGACATAGCCATCCGGTTTAGCTGCCATCAGCCCCCGTCCTTACGTGTTGCCCATCGCTGCGCCAGCTTCTGATTGAAGATGTCCACCCGGATCACTTCGGCCAACCGGTAAAGGTCAGCCACGCCATAGACGGTGTCGAGTTCATGCAGGGTCGCGTGCTTGGCTGAGATTATCGCCCCGATCGCGCCCGATCCAAGGTTGCGATATTCTGCCCACTGGGGCTGTTCGTCTCCGACGTATCCGTCGTCGAGGTCCAGTATCTGGCGCGAACGGAAAAACCCAGATGGGTGTCGAACCTTGCCTCCCGCAGAGTGAGCCGCGTCACGA